ATTACCTGTAACATTGCCCGTTACATCTCCAGTTAAACCACCTGCAAAACCAGTGTTTGCTGTAATTAGTGAGCCTGTAATCGCAAGAGGGCTAGACGCTCCAATAATAACACCGTTAACTGATCCGCCTGTTATCACAGCGTTGCTTGATGCAAAAGTGCCGTTAGCTGTTAATGTGCCTGTAATAGTGGCTGTAGTTGTTGTAAGTGAAGAAGGATTAGTTCCTAGCTCAACAATTGCTGTAGATGCATTCTCAGTAAAAAGTCGTTTATCTGTGACATTGACCGCAAGTTCGCCTTGAACCAAGTCACTCGTAGTGGGTACGGCTGATGCGGTTGAGCTGTTCTTGGTGACTATCGTTGTCATGTTGAATTCCTGTAGTTACCACTTGGTTTTGTGCGACCAGTATCGAGCTGATAGTTTAGACGGATTAGAGTCTTGAGCGTTATGCCTGGCATAATAGGATTTTTTCCTTGCCTTTTCTTTGGCAGTCTTGGGATTGCTCCCTGCGCCCTTAACACCTTGCTGCCCAAATCGGACAGTCTTGATTTGATCACCGACTTTAGCCAATACAACGTGGCTTTTAGTAGGATGGCTAGGGGTTTTTTTGGGTTGATTATACCCACTTAATCCAAGAGTGGTTAATCTTGAGTCTTTTTTACGCATAAGATAAAGGGGCAGGTTTCCCCGCCCCCATCTCCATTTAGCCGTTAACAGCCATAATGAAACCGCTGTCAGGACGGTAAGTCTTAACACCGTACAGAGTATCAGCAGTATACAGTGTTCCGAGGAACTCCTGCTTGTACTGAGTCTGTGAACGAACACCAACTTGCTCTGCTAAGATCATAGTGTCTTTATGCACTAGCATTGCTGCACGAATCTGACCACCTGCTGAGTTTGCCGAAGCAGTCTCAGTAATAGGGCAGTTAGTAGAGATGAAAACATCAATGCCATAAAGATTTCCGATCTTGCCATTTTGCACAGGTTCGCCACCAACAAAGTCAGAAGACACATAACGATCAACACCCATGATTGCATTACGCAGTGAAGGTGGGATAACAAACGCGCGGTTATCCATAGGTACGTCAGCATCGTCCTGCTTCTGGATCAGATCACGGAAACAAGCATCAGTGAAAACGTCAGCAGTAGTAACAGTGTCATCAGCATAAGCTGTAAGGCCAGTTGAGGCATCACAGAAGAATGCAGCAGCAGTGTTAGTCCAAAGAGTTCCATCGCCAGAACCAAAAGACTTACCTAAATCCATCAGGTCTGTATCAACCTGACGCGACAGAGCATAACCCGCATCTGAAGTGTAGAAGTTACGAAGCGAAGACAAAGCCTGAACTTCAGTAATATCTTCAATGATACGTGAGTATTCGTAGTGCTTGTCTAGCGCAACTTGCACTTCGCCCTCTGTGTTGCTCTGAATAGTCACAGCAGTTGCTGAGGCTTTAACGTGAGCATCTCCGCGAATAGGAGCAGGAATGTGGATGATGTCACCCTTCTTTCCTGTCATGCTCATTTTCTTTACTAGGTTCGCGAGAATGAGGTTCTTTTCATAAGCAGCGCGAATCTCGTCACTCCAGATTTCTGGAATAAATGTGGCAGCAGTAGTGTTAGTTACCGCTCCACCCATATTGGGATAGGTTGAATCAGTCATAATAATCTCTCAAAGGTTAGCTTTTGACGCGACCTTCCTGATACGCACGAAATATCTCATCAGACATAGATTCATAGCGTTTCGGGTTAGTTCGCATTAGTTCAATAATGTCGCTTCTTCGATAAATTTTTCTACTTGGAGCCTCACTACTTCCTTTAGCTCCACCTGTTGAGGCTGCGTTCAAAGTTTGTTTACGTTCTTTGCGCTCAACATTTACGGCCTGTTGTGCAACATCTTGAGTTGATTTCCAACTAGAAAACAATTCATCTGCCGCATCATAGTCGTAATTATTGTTTGCTCGTTCGTATAACTCTGAACGAATCTTGCTACCAACAACCCACTTTTGAAAGTTGGCATTCATAGCAACTTCTTTAATGTCAGGATGCTTCTGCTGTAACGCAGAAAGCGTCTGACTTTGTTTCATCTGATTGCCTAATTGCTCCAACTGTTTAATGGTTGGATGGTTTGCAATTTTGCTATCAACAGCCTTATCAGGTTCAGCGAAAAAATCTATCTCTTCAGCCTGTTCCGGTTCGTTGACTTTGGTCTGATTAAGAATGAAATCATCTACAACCTTTCTTAATTGTCCTACCTCTTGCCCTTGTTGACCAATGCGAGACTCTGCCTCTTGATGCATCTTAATCAACTCCGCTGGACTTTTCCCTTGATAGTTATCAGGGATGTCATCCTGGGGCGGGGTTTCAGGTGGGGCTGCGGCTACCTCTTCTAAGACCGCATCTGATTGTACAGCTTCATCTACCTCTTTCTTCACTTCGTCAATAAGTTGTGCCACTATTAAACTCCTATGGAGACAAGACTAATTCTAAGCTACCCCGAAGGACTAAGAGTTAGCTACCTTGCGTTCGTGTTTAATCTTCGCCTGTCTATCCTTAGCCCATTTCATAGTAGCCCCCGGATAGGAACCGGAAATGGGGTCAAGTATCGACTTAACAGGTGAGATTATCTTACTACTTAAACCGTCACACTTAGGACAGTTACGTTTGTAATCGTCAGTTAACAAAGCGCGATCCAGCATAGCCTCATGGATATGTCCTTTAGCGCATTGGAAATCAAAGATTACTAACATCACTGCTATCCTCTCGTAAACGATCTATTGTAGATTCTAAGTTAAGTATATAAGCCAAGATATTTAACTGGCCTTTGCGAAAATTCAGATCATCTCTGTCTTTCGTATGCTCAACGGAATTAATGTGAAGAGCATTGGCACTTAGCTCTTCGGTTAAATCTTTCCAGCCTTGCATTAAAAATATACTCGCAAGGTTGTCATAATATTGTTCGGTATCTTTATCCATTCTTCTTCGGCCTACCTCTAGGTTTGGCTTGTGGCTTTTCTTGCACAAAGTTTTTTATGTCATGCAAAAGAATGGTATGTTGTTTCTCTAGATATTCTATGCGTTTTACCAGCTTATCTAAAACTGCGTTTACCTGTGTAACTACGTCCTCAAGCTCTCGTTTGGTAATCACTAAGATAGTACCTTTGCGGCTTCAATGTTTAACTTCTGCTCTTTCATTCTTGAGTCAGCAATTTTTAATCTACGCTCAAACTCTTTATCGTCTTTATCGCCGGCTTTCAGATTTGAGGTGACAGCTTTCATTTGATCTATCTCTAGCTCTACAGGAATAGCTTTAGTTTCTGCAACAATCTTGGCTGCTCTAGCTTGCGACTCAGCACCTTGCCCATTAAGAGCATTGGTTTGTGACTGCTGGAACTCCATCTGTGATTGCTGCATAGCTTGCTGTGCTTGTTGCTGTTCAGGTGAAGGTTGCCCTGCTTGCTGTAGAGTTTGTATTAACTGCTCACGGTTACTAAGATTCATATTATCTATGATTGATTGAATCAATGCAGGGTAGAGCGGAGACTCTGGAGACATAGTTTGCAGAAGTTGTACTAACTGCGTAACTTCGTATTCCCTTGCTATAATGCCCAGAGAGGAAGTAACTTCAAATTTATAATCAGCAACAGGATAGAGTTCTGGCTCAAACTGCATATACCTGTAAGCAACTTTGCTAACAAATGGTATTAAAAAACACTCTTGGAAATTAATCAGAGTTCGCTTATGACGTTTAATAATTGCGCCCAGTGACATAGAAATACCTGCCGCTGTAGATTCGCCATTAACAGAACCGCCTATTCCTGCGGAGTCTATAGCTCCAGTAGCGGTTTGCACCATCCGTTGTAATTCACCTGCTTGAGCAAATGTAATTTGTGAAACCTGCCCAAAGTTAAATGGTTGTAAGACTTCAGAAGGATTACCATTTGTTAAAATAATTTTGCCTGGCTTAACCTCTGGCTTGGCTCCGCGAGGTAATCGAGTTGCATCCATAGCCATCATGGGGTGCACTGTTAACGCTAGGGCATCAATTCGTGCGCGTAGCTCTGCGTCTAATGCTTTCTGCGAGTTGTAACCTTTCTCACACACGCCACGACCCCAGAACCTAGACGGTACGATATCCCAAGGAAACGCCACAACAGGGCGGTCTTGCATCATGTACGGGTTCTTCTCCGCTTTCAGCAAAGTACCACCGTTAGCTATTACAACAATTGCCTCAACATAGAAGTCTGTATCTTCTTCAACGTCTGTTAGCTGTTCAACCTCTTCAAAATCTTCATCATTTTCCAACAAGTGTCGCGGGACAAGTCCGTAATACTTGGTTAGGCGAGCTTTATCAGTAGGTTGCGTGGTAAGTTCGTGGTCAGGATCAAGATCAGTATCAGGATAAGCAAAATTAAACGGCACATTTTTGTACACACCTTTCTCTTGTAGCTGTTCTACAGCATGAGTAGGCACAAATTCATCAATGGCTACGCCTAATGCGCTATCTACATCTACCGCAACAGGATCGATTAGAAAGTTTTGAGGAAGTACAGGACGCAATTTACATACAGTACGGTCTGAAATGTTCACGCCGACAGCTTGTAACTGCCCATCCATGATAGGTTCACTAGCAGGGCGCATCTCTTTTACTTCTTCTAAAACAATTTCTGCTATGCCTGTACCAAAGACTGCGGCGTTAATTAAACACTCTGCAACACCCTTTCGGATTTTATTGGCTTTAAAATCTTCTAATAGCTTTTCGCGAAGATATGCTATGTCTTGGTTATCAGCGTCTACCAGGTCATCTTTCATATCAAAGAATCTGCCGCGACCAAACGTGGCTTCTTCAATCTCAGCAACTGAAGACTCTACAGCTTGCTGTAACGCTGGAGATATAATCTCAGAACGCTCTGAGCTACGATTACGGTCTTCTGAAGAATAAATACCTCGCCATAATCTATAGTATTCATCAAACTTCTCTTCATAGTTAGTGTCGTAGTGATCACGCCAATCCTGACACTTAGACATAACCCAAGACTCAAGAGTCTCTTCTATGCCAAACTGATCTTCGTTTGATTCCAGCATATTAATATCCTGCTACTGAGTCTAAGACCTCAAACTCATCTAATTCAAAATCGTATGTGTAAGAGACTTTAGCCAGTTGATCTATATAGGCTAAAGCATCTACCATATCATCGTGAGTTAATGGATCAGGGAATTGAAATAGCTCATCCATAAACTGAATATTCCATTCACCTTTGTTTAGGCTGCATATTCCGTTTTCAAATCTACCCTGTAACGCCCACATCACTCGATCAGTTTTCTTTTTATTGCCGTGAGTTAATTCTTCAACACGAAAAAAATTCTGATACTTCTTCATAAGATCAGTGAGGGGAGACATAACAGCTTGTCGAGCTATGCCTTTTTCTATACCTACAGAGATGGGTTCGTAGTCTCTTACTATCTGGAATATTTTCTCCGCAGTGGCGTTTAATTCCCACCTACCGCAGACAATATCCTTAACCCACCACCCATATTCGCCTACTTTTACTATAGCTATAGCAGTGTTGTCAAGTTTTTTGTTTTTAGACTTAGTTTTGCCTACCTCTTCAAAACCCGCGAGGTCAATGGCAACGTAGTAATCGCCCGTATCTGGCTCTTTGTCATCGAAGTTAACCCACTCTTCTTTAAACATCTCAGAGCCACGCGCTTCAAAAGAAGCCATAAACTCTTGTCTAAACGCAAACGAAGACATAGATTTCTTGGCTGCGTCTATTTCGTGCTTATCGAGTAAGTTATTATCGTAACTTGTGTAATGCCACGCTTTATAAGTGGGGTCTTCGCCTAAGCTGGCTTGTTTGTAGAGTTCATAGAAATGATTTCTACCCATTGGTGTCCCGATAAATAAGGCATTACCTTTCAAGTCTGTTAACGCAGGTCTTAATATTAACTCCCATACATCGGGCTTCATGTCTGCGTATTCATCCAAGACAAGAAATTTAAGACTTACGCCGCGCATTGTTTCAGGTCGATCCGCTCCTTTCAAGCTAATAGTAGTCCCGTTAACTAAACGCACCTGCATATTATTAACATGTGAGTTTTCAATTACAGGTTGGCCTATGTCTAACAAGAGATTCCACATGATATCTCTAGCCTGGCCTTGAGTAGGAGCAACATAGAAGACTTGACCAGTATTAGACTTGAGCGCGTTGACTATTAAAAGATAAGCCGCAAGGCGGGACTTTCCCGTCCTACGGCCAGCAGCAACCACTTTGAAACGCGTAAGATCGCTCCAAACTTCCTTCTGCCAATCAAGGAGATTTATATCTAAGTTCATTTCTTCTTAGCCGTCTTCTTAGCTTGTCTAAAAGCTTTGGCTGTCGGTGCGCCTTTACTGCCCACCTTACGCATGGTTTCGCCACTACCTCTGGCTATCCTGCGTTTTTTGTTAGCTATGTTCTTATACAGACCAGTAGCCATACTATCGCTTCCTTCCAACAGGCTTTTTCCTAGGCGCAGCCTTGGCTTTCTTAGCAGCCTTCATTCCTGCTGCGGTGTAGGGGTATTTCTTTCCACGTACATTAGGCATCGTATTCTCCAGTTCGTATCATATTAGTTAACGTAATTGCCCTTCTACCCACCTGGGATGCCCAGAGCGAGTCTAGGAACTCTGTTGACGCCAAAGAGTAGTCTCCTACACTCATAGCAGCTAAAGCCCTGCTAAACCTCCTCAGAGAGGTTATACCGACATTAAAACATATATTGATCATGGCTTCTTTGCGGATTTTATTTAATCCAGCAAACCAATCAAACGTATCAGCTAGTTCATTCTCGCATCTTCTAATATCATTTCTGAGCAAATAATAAACCTCATCGTCTGAAAGCCCCATAGAATCTAGGTTTCTGCCTACCCCAATGGTTAAGTGCCCTTGGGTATCCTTATACGGTTTTCTTTTCATTCCTTCATGCAAAATTAGCATGTCTTCAATCTGCATTGAACTCACCCTCTATGGCATCTGGTTCTATAGTGGTATCTGTTACGCCAGATATTGTAATGTTTACCGTAGGCTTGCCGCCAAGCTTATCTTTATCAAACGAACTAATCGGTAATATGCGATCTACAATCAATTTCCATGCAGCAGATTGATTCTTGTGATCGTCATCTTGAGCAGCCCGAAAGATAGACTCCAAGACAGCATTGGTATCTCTTCTCGCCAGGAAACGCTGCTTCATCTCAGCCATAGCCGAATGATCACCCTTGGGTCTACCAATCTTCCTATTCTTAGGAACAGCTATCTCTGACTTGCGAGGTCTGCCACGCTTTCTCTTTACTGGGGGGTCATTAATGTTGTCTTCAGGCACAAGATTCTAACTCTTTTTAGCTAATATTTGGCGTATTAAACCATTAAATTGTTATCTGCGCTAATAGCTTATGTTCTGGAGGGTACAGAGCAATGTTTTATTGCGACTTTTTTTAATTTCACCTGCTGCAAATTTGGGGGGCAACTATACATAATTGTCAGACGCGCCCGCCTCCCCCGCCCCTCAAACAAGCCCCGCTTCATCGAACGAACGCT